TTCTGGACGGCGATGCCCAGGCCAAGGAACTCACGGGCAGCAGTCACGGGTGACACGCCTTCGATCTGACCTGGCTTGAGGAGACCTCTAACCATGGTGATGTCACGGGTCGTGAAGGTCTGGCCGGGTGCGTTGGAGGAAGTAAACGTCAGGCGTTGGATGCCGTCCTCGTCTGGGGCGAGCGTCGGCGTGATGTCAGATGGGTCGAGCACCGTGAGGTGGATGACTCGCCCGGTTCCGTCCCGAAGTGTTGTGACGTAGGCGTTGCCGTCCAAGAGGAGGCTCGTGACGATCTGGCCGAGCACCTCGTGGTTGCGGAGTTCGGTGCTCATGTTGACCACCCAGCCAGGGAGTGGGCGGAACTTCTGCTCAGAGCCCTGAGAGCGATACAACACGTCAAGGTTGAGTGTTGACACTGAGTCCGACAGGAGTCTGATGGCTGCATACACAGCCGACAGCGTGAGGGCAGCGTCGTAGTCCACCATCTCGCCAGATGTGGTTCTTGCAGTTGTGATGTCGAGGCCACGTCGCCAGATGTCAGAGAAGGTCAACTCCCGGCGCTCGATGTCACCGCCGAGGAGGCGTCTGATCATGAGCGACCTCCGTCAAGCGTCCAGGCAACCCGAAGGGCGACCATGCCGCCAACGATGAACGCCAGCGGAGGCCATACCTGGGAGAGCCCGTAGAAGATGAGGGTGAGGCCGCTACCTGTCAGGGCAGCGATGAGCCAAGCCATGAGGGCTCCTAGAACATGGTGGGAGCCCGATGTCGGTGACGGTTGAGCACCGTGTTGACATCGGGAAGCGGGGTGGGCCGGTTCATGCCCGGCTGGGCGAGTTGGATCTGGCCGAACTCGCTCTGGACCGAGATGGCCCGGTCGGGGATTCTGGAGACCTGCTCCAGGAGGTGGTAGCGAGCAATAGTCCTGGCGCACCATGCAATGTCGGGCGGGGCTGCCGTACTGGCGCCTGCCTCATACTCGATGATGACCTTGTTGCCAGGATGGGTGAAGGTCCACACGTTGGACTTGCGGGTGAGGCTGCCGTCGTCGAACAGGGCGATTTCGTCAATCTTGGCTGACGAGAGCGCAGCCCCGTCGATAGACACAGAGAGCACCGTGGTGGGGAACATCTCAGACACCTTGATGGTGTCGGCGTCGGTCCCATTGAGCACATCACGCTGATAGCGCTGCACCCATGAAGTGCCCGTGTAGTCATCGATGATGGCCGTGGCGTAGGCGATGGACTCGACCACGTCGGCGGCTGAGAACGTGGCTGACTCGCCACTAATCGAATCCATGGAGCGGACCTCGGCAGGGGTCGTGTAGAACCCGCCTACGACCTCATGGAGCGTGACGAAAGACATGGCACTAGAGCCCCAGGTTCCCGACCAGGTCGCGGTCAGGGACTTGAGATCGGACTGGCCAGCGAGGGAGTAGGTGTATACACCTGACCCCGCCGACGTGGTTGACGTGCCCGAGGCCACAACGGTCGCTCCTGCCTCGTCGGTGATGCCGACCGTGACCGCACCGTCAGCGTCGGTAGCGGTCTCACCCGAGTAGAAGGTGACCGAGAGAGTCTCTGTCGAGTTGCGGAGTAGGAGCCGTGAATCGGCGGACTCCTTGGCGTAGTACGCCATAGGCATCTCCAATGCTTGAAGTGACGGGTCTCACCCAGCGAGCAATACTGGAAGGCGTGATGAACTGGAAGGTCTGGGTCAGTGCCCTGACCGTGATGGTGGCACTCGGTTGTGGTGGTTCGGGTGGCGAACTGACTAGTGCAGAGATCGCCGACATTTACGACGTCTGCGCCACTAAGCCAGTGAAATACATAAGCAGCATTGGGGGAAGCCCAAGGGGTGACTGTCTTGACGCAGCAGGAACGCTGGTTAGGGCTTACAACCAAGGGGGGTCATGTGACTTCCAGAAGATTGTCAGCGGCCTTCACACAGGAAGGGGCCTTGATCCTCGCAAGAACGCTTCCGTAATTGCCTATTGCCCGATTCCGGACCCTCGACCGTGGTATCAGCAAGTACAAGAATGGGGCGGCTGGTGGGTTCTGATATTGGTCGTTTTCATGGTGTTAGGTGTTGGATTCTCTTATGTCGTCTGGCGAGAGCACTACTTCCCCAAATTCGATTAGCGCTCTTGGTCCAGCGTTCCGTTACACAGTCGCGGTCTCGACGACCTTGGACTTGGTGGCCTTCTCAACTTTGGGACGGCGAGAGGCCGAGACCTTCTCGGCGAACCCGGCCTTGACGAGGCGCTCGGCGTCAGCCTTGTCGGGCCAGTCGGTCTCGTCGCCAGGGGCGAATGAGCCGTGGGCGGCAGAGATTGAGGTGAGGAGTCGGATCTTCAAGGGGGTCTCCTTGGTAGATGGACCAGAAGGGTCCGAGGCCGTGAGGCCCCGGACCCGATCAGGATGAAGAGGTCAGGACTACGCCTGGACCAACTTGCGTAGCGCTGCCGTGTCCACGAGGACACCGCCACCGCGCACGATGAACCGGACCGACACGAGGTCAGTGGTCCACTTGTCGGCGTTGGTCTGTTCGACTCGGACGCCTCCGGCGATCCGGGCGAAGTAGCCCCGGTTGAAGTCGCCGAACACGACGGTTGTGTTGCCTGTGGCGAGTTCGGCCATGTTCGTATCGGCGTAGACGGGACGGCTCAACAAGTTGTCGGGCTGTCCGGCCTGGAGGCCCGGCTGCCACAGGTAGACGTTGTTGGAGTCCTTCAACTTGCGGATGGCCTTGAGTGTCGAGTCGTTGGCGACCCATGCGGCGTTTGCCCGGTAGGGGGCAATCACCGAGTGGTACATGTCGATCAACTCATCAGTGGTGATTGCCGTAGCCGAGGCTGCCGTGACGCCTGTGGTGCAGTTGTCAAAGCCCTGAGGCTGAGACGAACCTGAACCAGTGGTCCAGTGGCTGCTCAACGCACGTCCAATGGCTGCTCCGCCCTGGTCGCCAACGAAGTTGACGACGTTGAACGTGCCGACGCTCTGGTCCATTGCCAACTCGGACGACACGTCCACGATCGCGGCGTACTTGTAGGTCGACAGTGTCGTCTGGCCAAACGCCGGGTTCGACTCGGCAATGGTGCCGCCCTCGGCGACGAGTGCACCAGTCGAGTGCGACGTGACTGCTGGAATGAGGATGTCCTCACCAGACGTGGTCTGGATGAGGGTGGCTCCGGCGTTGAGCGCCGCACCTTCCTCTTCCATCTTGTCGATCACACGCTGATAAAGCGTCGAGTGGACGAGGTTTCCGCCTGCTGTGGCAGAGCCCAGCGTCAGGTCACGCTCTTCGGTGGCGTCTGACGTGAAGGTTCTGATCTCGCCCGTGAGCAACTGCCGGAACAGTGTGTCGTCGTCGGTCTTGGGATCGACGGTCCGCTCGGTCGAGGCGGTCAGGTCGTTGTAGGAGCGGAAGGTCTCGACTGCCTGGGCAGCCTTGGCCTCTCGTTCCATGTCTGAGAGGCCCGAGGTGATGCGAGCGTCGAGGGCGTCTACCGCCTCGTTCACACGCTGGTACTCGGCCTCCTGGTCGGCGGTGAACTCGGAGCCCTCGGTCTCGTCGACCAGGCGCTTGAGTTCGGCCACCGCGTGCTGACGTTCGTCGAACGCCTGCTGGATGTCTAGGGGTCCCATGGGGATCTCCTTGGAGGTGGATGGATGGGGGGGGTGTGCTGATGGGGTGCGCCCGGTCAGCGGATGGCCCACGAGCGGCGGACAGGGTTGGAGTGGGGGTCGCCCGGCTCCTCGTCGTCCGTTGTCTGCTCGGGGAAGATCAGGTCACGGAGGCAGTTGTCCTCGGCGGCCTGGATGAGAGTGTCAAGGTCCAGTGAGCGTTCCTCGGCGAGGGAGCGGAGGCTGGCGTCAGTGGAGGTGTAGGCCGGAAAGGTCACCGGGCCTACGTCACGGAGGGCGACTTCGGTGAGGGTGCGGAGCGGGTAGCCGTCCTCGGTCTCGGACCACTCGTCACCAATGGTGCGAAACCCGAACGAGGAGCCTGAAATGTCGCCTCTGCGGAGTAACTCGGCCACGTCCCGGCCGAGCGTCGTGTCGGGCAGGTCGATCTCGTAGCGCAGACCATGGTCATCCTCCGACATGCGGAGCGTGCCTGTCGATGAGCGGCCAAGGAGGTGGTCTGGCTCGTGGTTGTAGAGGGCCCTCACGTCGGCTTGGTTGAGCGTGGACGCGAACGTGCCTGGCGCTACCCTTTCGACGAAGCCGCCCAGGTTGGATGACAGCCGGTTGAACGGGGCGGCGTAGCCGATGGCGGTGAGGGTGTCGCCTTCGCTGCGGAGTTCGACACCTTCGGTAGCGGTGCGGCGCTCGATGCTCATGGGATCGCTCCTTGTGGGAGGCTCGGAGGGTGAGACGGTTCGTGGTGCTGGGAGTAGCAGGTGTCTTGTCGCTGGCTTGTAGCGGTGCGGAAGTCGACGAGGTCAGAACCCAGTCGTCAACGACTCTGGCTCTCACTCAAACCGAGCCCAATGGGTGGCCTGACTCATTTCGGGATCCTCTTGTCAGCGACTGCGAGGAGATTGTCGCTGTCCTCATTGAGGAGATAGATCGATTCGGCGACTAC